CTTTGCAAAAGATACCGTGACCGACCAGGAACAACTGCTCGCAGACTTTGCGCTGTCGCAGCCCGACCGTGCGCCAATCTATGACTGGGCACGTCGGAACGTGCAGCTGCCGGAGAGCTACGCCACGCCTGGGCCATTCAACGTGCGGCTGTCGCCGTGGCTGATTCCGATCTTCGAAGCGTTGCAGAATCCGCTGATCCGACGTGTCCATTTTCGCAAGGCCGTTCAGATCGGCGGAACGCTGGTTGCCGACGTTTGGTTGCCGTGGATCGTCGCGAACGATCCGGGACCGATCAGCTGGACGATGCAGACCGACGATATGGTCGAGCGGCACGCAAAGACGCGGCTGTGGCCTCTGCTTGAGCGTTGCCGGCCAGTGGCTGCCATGCTGCCGAAACCGGGACCGCACCGCACGACGACCGAGATTTACTTTGGCGGCTTCTTCCTCACCTTGAACGCTGCCAATCTGTCGACTCAGCAAAGCCAGAGCATCCGCTACAAGATCAACGACGAGATATGGCTGCCGCGCTGGCAGGACACTTACGGTCACGCTATCGCGCGCGTGTCCAAGTTTGAGGAGGTCGGCCGGTCCAAGATTTACAACGTCTCGCAAGCTCCGATCATGGACGAGCAGACCGGCAACGTGGAGCACGCGAGCTACACTTCGGGCAACCAGCAGGAGTGGCACGCAGAATGTCCCAGCTGCCACAAGCCTCACGTCATCGCGTTCGATCAAGTAGACGGGAGCAATCGGGCCGGCGTAGTCTGGGACCGAGCAGCCAAGCGCGACGACAACTCGTGGGACGTGGCGCGCGCGGTGGAGTCGTGCCGCTTCCGCTGCATTCATTGCGGCCACGAGTCGAGCGACTCTGATGCTACGCGCGAGGCTTGGAAGAAGTCCGGCCACTATGTGCCGCAGCGACCGGACGCCACGGCAGAGGTCCAATCGTTCCGGATCGAGGCGCTGGTGTCGCGTCCTATGCGGCTGCTGGTGGAGGACTGGTGCGAGGCCGAGAACCATTCACTGCGGACTGGCGATGATCAGATGCGCATTGATTTTAGGACGAAGCGCGAGGCCAAGCCGTGGCTGGTTACAAAGAAAACGATCAACCTTTTCCTCAAGGACTCTGGCTACACGACGGCGCAATATCGTGCCGGCGAGAAGATCGACAACGAGGTCATCCGGTTCATGGCGTTGGACCGCCAGCTGGATCACTGGTGGTGCGAGATCGGTGCGTTCAGCACGGCGACTGGTCCGCGGTATCGCCAGCTGTGGTTCGGTCGCATCGACACGCGGGACCAGCTGCGCGAGATGCAGCGCATCTATCAAGTACCGGATGCGTGCGTGGCGCAGGACAGAGGCTACCGGCCGAGCGATGTCGACCGCGACTGCGCCGAGTTTGGCTGGCGAGGAATGCGTGGCTACGGTCGCAAGACGTGGACCATGCGCGACGAGCACAGCGACAAGCTGGTAAACTTCCCGTTCTCCGAGCCGCGCGTGAGTGACTACCGCGGAGGCGATGTCTTCTTTTACGAGTGGTCTGGTGACTACTTCAAAGACACGCTAGCGGTGGCGCTCGATGGCAAGGGCGATCTGAAGTGGGAAATCCCATCAGATGCGAACCCGCTTTACCTCGAGCACCTCAAGGGCGAGTCCAAGGTCGAGGTACGTTCCGGCGTCTGGGAGTGGCGCGAAGTGCGGAGCAACGCGCCGAACCACGGCCTGGACACCTCGGCTATGCTGCTTTGTATGGCGACCATTGCCGGCGTCATCCGGTACACGCCGCCTCCGGAGAAGTCGGATTAACGCTAGCGAGGTCCACCGTCAAAAGGTTGGACACTTGCCGCTTTTACATGGGCAACGATAATCCGTTTGAAGGACTGGACAGCGCGACGTTGGCAACGCTGAAGACTGAGACCATCGCAGCAATCCGCGCGGTGCTGGTGAATTCGTCCTACAGCCTAAACGGCAAAAGCGTGACTCGTGCGGACCTGACGCGCCTCAACATCATGCTCGGTCAGATCCAGTCAGCCATTGACTATCAGGCCGGCGCAACGACCGACCAGACTTTCGTTTCTTTCAACGGCAACTAACATGGACTTCGACGCTTCAAAGGTCATCAGCACCGCGCCTTGGTATGACAAGGCCATCTCGGCCATCGCTCCGGCCTGGGGCTTGAAGCGCTTGGAGTCGCGCGTGCAGGCTGCGCTCTTCAACTACAACGCGGCGACGACCAATCGGCTTTACGCGCCGAAGCAGTACGGTCTGCCGAGCGAGTCATCGACGACTGTGCGCGACCGCATTGTGATGATGTGGGAAAGCCGCGACCTCGTGGAGAACTTTCCGGAGGCGCGCGAGATCAGCCGCAAGTTTGGCAACTACCTGACGCCCCATGAGTACAGCCCGACGACAGGTGACCGCGACTACAACGCCATCGTTGCGGATTACTTCCACGAGTGGTGCAAGACGTGCGACGTGACCGGCCGGCATACTTTCAAGAAACTTATCCAGCTGGCGGCAGAGCAGCGCCCGGTTGACGGCGACTGTGGCTTCGTCATTCGACGCGTCGATGGCGAACTGAAGATTCAGCTGGTGCCCGGAACGCGCATCGGCAATCCCAATATGCTCGGCTCAGAGCCGAACAACTATTTCCAAGGCGTGTTCACAAACGAGTTCGGTCGGCCCGTTGCCTACCGTATCTTCCGCGTGACGCGCGAGGGAGTCTATTATGATCCAGAAGACATCGAAGCTCAGTTTTTCTGTCATTACTTTGATCCGTTCCGCGTGGACCAATACCGTGGAATCACTGACTTCCATGCTGCGATCCGCACGGCTCGGATGCTATACGAGATTCTCGAAGCTGAAAAGGTTGGCGTCCGCTTTGCTAGTCAGCAAGCCGCCCTCGTATTTTCCGACCGAGGAACTGCCAACCCACGAAACCTGTTTACGCCTAATCCGGCGCAAACGCTCGCGAACGGGCAAACGCAGAAAAACGAGGAGTCGCAAATAGGGCAGATTCGATACTTCGGGACGGCCGACAAGATCGAGGTGATGCCGTCGCGGCCGAGTGCTGCGTTCGAAGGATTCGTGCAGCACCTGATGCACGAGATCGCAATTGGCGTCGGCATTCCCGAGGGCGTTCTGTTCGGTACGCAGAACTACAAGGGGCCGAGCGTGCGTGCAGACTTTGCCGCGGCCGACCGCGTGTTTACGCGCCATCAGGGGATCTTGCAGGACAAGGTGCTCGATCCGATCAAGAACCAAGTCATCATCGACGCGATTGCGCGTGACCTAATTCCGGCTCCTCCGCGCCGCGATGGCGAGACGGTGGTGCAGGCGATGAAGCGTGCGACGCGTGGCGAGTGGCGTTTCCCGGCCAAGCTCACGATTGACATCGGGCGCGAGTCCGCGGCTAACCTGAACGAGAACCGGCAGGGCGCGAAGTCGTTGCAGGAGATCGCAGCCGAGGAGGGCACCGATGCGTTCGGCCGCCTGGAGCAGATCGCCATTGAGGCGTCGTTCGTGTCCGAACTGGCGCAGCGCTACAACGTGCCGGAGACTGCGATTCGCTTGGTCACCAATGCGCTTCCCAGCACGCCGGCAGCTGCCGCGGCTACGGGAGAAAAGACCGGAGCAGATGCTGCGCAGGCGCAAGTCGACGCAAGCAAGACCGAGCCGGAAGCGACAGCTAGCGACGAGCAGCTATCCGACAACCGCATTGTCATCGACTTCGCAGAGGATGGCTACGTTCCAAACGAGTCAATGGTCGCCAATGCCAAGCGTGCGCTGGAGGTCCGCGAGTCTAAGCCGGCCAGTCAGCGCGGCATGACCTCGGTGGGCATCGCTCGCGCGCGAGACATCATTAACAAGCGTGCGCTCTCCGAGGACACGGTGCGCCGCATGAAGGCGTACTTTGACCGTCACGAAGTCGACAAGAAGGGCGCGACCTGGGACCAGCAGGGGAAGGGATGGCAGGCGTGGAACGGCTGGGGCGGTGACGCCGGCCAGACGTGGGCCAACGCTATCGTCGAGCGGCTCAACCGTCGCGAGGCTGGAGACGCTACCGAAAAGGTGCGCCTCGGTTCTCCGGTCGAGGCCGACTTTGCCACGCGCAAATTGAGCAGCAAGGACTGGCTGGCTTCGCTGGCATCCTATCGCCGCGAACTGGAACAGAAGAAGGAGTTCATCCTCCCGACGCCTAGTGCTGGAGAAAAGAGCGAGGACTTTCTTGCGCGATGCATGGGCGACGCCACGATTGCTGCAGAGTTCCCGGATGAGTCGCAGCGCTACGCTGTCTGCCAGCGCCAACTGAACCCGAAAGCCTAATTCATGGACACGCAAAAGCAGATCGACCACTTGATCGAACTGGCGATTGAGCAGCGCGGAGAACTCGCGCGCATCGTCGGTGAACTGCCGCAGATCAAGGGGCAGTTACGCGATGAGATCGCACTTGCGATGGAAGATGTCGAGCCGCAGCTGCGGAGCGATCTTGCCGACTTCTGCGCTAAGTCTGCCGAGGAGCAGGTTCAGGCGCTTGAGTCCAAGATTGCCGCGCGCGTGT